AATGGCTGGATTGCTGCGGGGAGTTACTTTATAATTCACCGCCACGGCCCCTTAGCTCAGTGGTTAGAGCAGGCGACTCATAATCGCTTGGTCGCTGGTTCAAGTCCAGCAGGGGCCACCAAATTTAAGCAGTACATACACTTAGGCCACTCACGCGAGTGGCCTTTTTGTTTATTCAAATCCTATTGGCAGCGAAATGGCAGCAGGAATTCCATAAAAAACCCGCCAGCAGCGGACCAGTACGAAAGTTGTTGATGCAACCCCTTCGGATGCGGAGGCGCAGAACTGATTGTTTGAGGCCGATAAACAGACTTAACGAACGCTTCATGAGTAACAAAAGTGTGCCCACATTCAATATTTGTGCACTGGTTATAACGCTCTTTGGTTTAGCGGGAAACTTCAAAGCTGCTGCGTGTATATGCGGCTTGACCACACAACGGACAATTCATCATTTTAATCTTCCCCCCACTTTTGCTGTAATCGCAATAATGAAACAACATAACTCCATTTTGTGAAGTAATCATTCCATTTCTAAATCATCAATTCTCACCTCAAGTTCTAAATTTGTCATGGAACCGCTATCCACGCTGACATTGTGCGTCAGCGAGGTAATGGTCCATTCGGCATCACCAATTGACTGTTTAAAGCCGCTCACCTTCACCGGCACTTCAGTATATAGATCAGCCCTAGCTCTGCGAACTGCAGGGAAAAGATTGCTACCCCGCGCTACAGGCGCTCCCACTGCGTCTTAGCTGCACGCTCCGCACTGCTGCGGTTAGCATAGGTCCGGTTGAATACCAGCACATTTTCAACCGTTCCAACCAGGTAATCTCCCTTTTTTGCTTCCGGCTCTTTTGCCTCGGTGGTTTTCTTTCGACGCCGCTTAACCTTTGAAGTCTCTTTTTTCTTTGGCTTACGGGTATGAAGCCAGCTGCCAATTCCCCCTGTACAGGCATCGTGATTGGCTAGGGTAAAACGATGACCGTCACCGGCCTAGCGGGTTATGGTGATAACCGGTAGCGGCTTATCGCTTGCCGTTCTGCCCTGCCCCTAGCGGATAAACAACAGATTGCCGTCCTTAACTGAGGCTATCATCCGGTACTGCCGCGCCAGCTTAATCGAAAAGCTGGCATCACTTTCATTCGTCTGGTCAAGATGATCCACAGGCTTGCCCATCAGGCCCTGCCCCTGCCCATCTTTAATTTAAGCCTGTCGGCGATATCCTTCACTACTTCGCCCACCGTTGTCTTGTGCCAGGACTTTTCATGTCGCGTGTTCAGGATTTCACGGAAATCTTCACTACGCGCGAATTGTAAGACGGTCATGCGATGAAAAGTACCAAAGGGCCATGCAACTTCCGAAATCTATTTATGTACTCGCCAAACGGTAAAAAGGACGGCATCCAGATCATCCCGCTGTCAGAAGTGGCGGTAAAGGATGAGATTTTGAATATAAAGAACGTAAGCCGCAATGACAAGATGGCAGCGCACCATGTACCGCCACAGATGATGGGGTTTATTCCAAGCAATGCTGGAGGATTTTGGGATGTGAAGAAAGCCGCACAAGTATTTGTGTGCTACGAACTATTGCCTTTACAGAAACGTCTAACTGAATTTATTTCTTGGCTAAGTGACAAAGCGATCAATTTTTAAGCACATTCATATAATATAAATTAGTCAATATAAAGGCTGGATATAAATACCATCTTATTGATATAAAAAAATACTACTTACATTTCTTGCTAAGCCTGAAAACTCAGGCTTAGCGCCCCTGTAACTTACAAACTTTTTTCCATACCCTGAATATAAGCAGCAATCTTAGTTTTAGTCTTAGCGTCTTTAAAATACCGATTAAATGAAAATGAAGCATCATCACACTGTGCTTTTTCGACCATTTCACTTATGTATTTTATCGCAGCAGGAACAAACGTAATTGCTTTTTGATAATTCAATCTATCAACGCCTTTAGCATCACAAATTTGTCCAACAGCAAATAAAACGTGATAAGCGCCATCAATTAAAAACATATGCGTTGGATTGAACTTCTCTTCTTTTCTGATAGATGATTGCAATATTTTTTTCTTATTTTCAATAACTGAAAGTACTTTGATAGATGCCAGAAGATCATCAGCCATTAACTCATCTGTAAATACAGTCTCATAAAGATCTGAAAAAATTCTTCCCCTATCCTTTTTAGCTACTTCAGGTAAATCTAGCGAATACGCTAAATGAGCCTGCCCGGCACTCAAAGCATCAACTCTGACACTTCTTGGCTGGTTCGAATGCTGTCCGTCCTTTCTATCATAAAAAAGCCCCATGCCTTCAAAGGCTTCCTCTAATTTTTTCTGAATATCATCATTTGAACGAAGGTCTCGACTCTTAATTGGAGTTTGACTGTTCGTTGACTCAGCAATAGCCAGACTAACTGGTTGAGATTTAGTTTCAATTATCCTTACTAATATCAAAACATCTTCAAGTCCTTCTTCGGAATTTAAACTAGCTTCAAATAATGCATTAGATGTCTGACCACCATTCACGATTTGTATATTTTTTAACTCTACCAATGGAGCCCTTTTTCCTTTTATATAAGAAAAAGAGTCACAAGTTACAGTAATCCCATTATTTAAATACCAAAATAACGGACTGCGATCTGATAATGCAGTTTCAATTATGCGTCTGTTTATTTTATTTGTTCGACTTAAATAAACTCTTACATTATCATTAAAAATTTCTTTCCTTACTTCCTTTGGATTTTCAGGGTTTGTAATAACCCTTACAATTTCAGAGGCTTCAACAGTGCATATTAACCCCCGAATACTACCATCAGTACGGTCAAAATAGTCCTTATCCACTATCTGTAACTGCTCATCAATAACGCTATTCTTTCTTTCAACAAAATAATTAACAATAGTGTCCAAGCTATGATGGTGAACATTAAAATATTTATATTTACTTAATGATGCATTGGCTCTTTCTTTTTCTCCAATCTGCATTTCCATTGTGTTACCACAAAAATGAACTTCAATGGAAGGATTACTTTTCTCAAGAGCAGCCCAAATTTCTTTAACTTTATTCCACAATATTGGATTGCAAGTTTTCTCGAGAGATTTATTTAAATCCAATAAGTCTTCAAAAAATGATACTAATTTATCGATTTCATTGCTGGGGAAATTTTTTTTAGTATTTTCAAAGGTATCAGCATATTTAAACTGAAAGATATGGATAGAATTCCTGCCATCACGGTCATCGACATAAACAGCATCAACACCTCTATCCATTGAACCATCAGTGATGGCATCTTCAGCCTCTTCATCAGATACATTTAGTAACGTTGCCACCATCAAAATTGGAAAAGCTTTTTGAGGTTTATCGATTCCATTCTCAGGATCCAAGTATGCTTGTACTTTGTGATGAAGTGTATTCCAATCTAACAAATTAGCCATCGAATCACTCTTACTTTTGGGATAATAGAAGTTAACGAAATTTTGCTGATTTTATACCCAGTGATTTGTATGTAGCAACTGAAAAAACATTTGATTAGGCAATTATACATATCAGCGTGCGCTCATAGCCCCGTCACGCCTAGCCGCTTTATGTAACAGTTTTCATGTGCCTGCATGCCATAAGAAAAGGCCCACCAATACTGGTGGGCTGGGTCAATTGAGATCCTTAAACGATCATGCGGATTGATACAGAATAGCATGCCCCCTTCTTACTGTTACTTTGCAGCAGTGAAGGTAATCTTTCCATCTAAGAATTTCGTAAGCTCGGTCCGTTGAATTGGCTTCTTACCAGGATACGCTGCTATATTTTCCATAATTACATCTCTGTTTTTATCACTGGTTGTGCTGTTGTGGTCTTTAAGATATTCGTCCACAAAATAGCCAACCTCCCATTCTTCTGTAGTTGACACATATATACGATCGAGATATCCCCGATAATGTTTATTGTCCTCATGTTTCCAATCACTTTTTTGTAATGCCATTTCTAGAGCACCTTGAGTAAGTTGATAATGAAAGAAACCATGAAAAACATGCTGCGAAAAAAGTCAGTTGCCTTTGTAACAAAATTACATATTTGCTTTTCGAAAAAATGTGATAAGCACAGTAACATCATAAAAATTAATAGATTATTAATGTGTAATATATTTTGACCTACATCAGTCAGTTTCACTCATAAGCATGCATTTTCATCATTTACCCATCATTCAAATCAGAGACCCACTGGATCGCTAAATTTTATCAATTAATCAAAAAAAATCCTTTTTGAAATCGCTACTGCTAGATAATCCAGGCCTTATACTATCAATAACATCGTCACAATCCGCAGGTTGCTCCTCAAGTGCCTTGGACGCTTTTTCCTTTATTTTTGGAATGTTATTAAACCTACCTTTCATCATTCCTTCTGCTCCATACGCCCCCCAAATACCTGCAACGCAGACATTAACTATCAATTCAAAACATTCAATCTCATTCATTAATGAAGCAATATCTTTATCATAAACACTAGCACTTCTAGCGAAAGAGTTCGCCTCATCAAACGTTGAAGATCCAGCTTTTGCGAATATATTACTAATTAATTTAGCTCTAGCCCATTCTTTATGCTTCACAACATTCATCAATACAGGGCTGAATTTATATTTATTCAATACATCATCAACACTATTCCTAAAAAACTTATCTAATACAACTTTGTCTAATGCCAGAATACTTCTTACTATTTGGACTGGATGTCTTAAATATGTATGTTGATCTGCTGTACTTGTAGTTGAAATTATACTTTCAAACATTTTATTTATTCTTAAATAGAAGATATCATCTAAACCCTTTATCAAGCTTGCATTTGTCGAAATTGACTCCATTAATAATTGAGTTTTATTTTCATCTGAACTGCACGCCTCTAAAACCTGCTTTTTTATTTGTTGGAGAACATAATCATTCAAAGGATTACTCGACAATCCAAGAAGATATCTCTTAGCATTAATTTGGATCTGTTCGTTCGGATTATCAAGTGATTGGAGTAGTTTTTTTAATAGATAGGAATAACCATCGTGATGAAGATTCTTTACACCTTCATTTACTACCGTGACATGATCTTGTATGTTTGTTGTAGGAAATAAATATGCATTTGTTAACTTTGATATAATTTCATCTGCAACTTGTGTTGTAGAAAGAATTGGTTTAGAAAGGAATCTACCAATTGTTTCAGAAAAGACATATCTTGCTTCTTCGGCTGTTGGTTTGTGACCGGAAGGATGCGCTGCTTTGTTTCTAAGGGTTTTCAGTACTGTCAGGAAGTCAGCATCTATCTCAGTAATTATTTTCTCAGCTTTTAAGCGATTCAGTAAATCATTCTCAAAAACCTTTTGCTCTTCTCTTTTTTTATTTATCTCTGTAAAAATGGCTCTTGCTGCTATGTTTGTGGATGCCATTCCATCTAGTTTTCTTAATAGATCTTCAAATATAGCGATAAAAGATAAAACAACACATGCGCGATGGGCCCCTGTCATATAGCAAGTTAATGCTTCGCGCATATACTCCTTAAGCTCTACATCAACAATATCACTTATAAGCTCTTCCATGTCCCTCAAACTTGACATATTAACTCCGCATTTTTCCTTTATAAAATCCCATCATATCATACAAATGTTTGTATGGTTTATCGGCAAAGTTTATTAAAATCTTAATGTCAAGCCAACTATGAGCATAGCAACAGCAGGATGTTTTTCAACTTATGTAAGCGTTAGAAGTAGGCAGCAAAACTATCCACTATGCTTTATATCCTTCACTATTCAACGTTAAAAAGTATTGAAGTCTCAGTAACTTATTATTTTTAAAACTTTTAAACTGGAATTCATAATCGCCAGGTCGATGGTCCAAGTCCAGCAGGGGCCACCAAATTTTAGCTTTAGAATCAAATAATTAAGCCACTCGATTGAGTGGCTTTTTTTGTTGTTTTTTAAAGTCCGCTAACCCTGGCTCAACGAAGCCGCCTGGACACCTCCAGAGGCACCAGGGGTCGCAATCAGACGCTCTACGGACTCCATCGTCACGAACGTACAGCTGCAGTCAACATTGGTGCACTGGTGATAGCGCTCTTTGGTATTTTCACTTAAATAGCGACTGGTACGCGCATGCGCTGAATGCTTGCACTTAGGACAATGAAACATGTACCCCTCCACTTAATTCACATTTTGTGAATCAATAATACCCAAAATAAAACCAATAGCAACTACATTACTCACTATCAACAGTAAATTTTTCGTCGCTGACGTTCAGCTCAAGCTTAAGCTGCGTGGTAAATCCGCTATCGTTGAGGGTATGCACCACTTCGCTGATGATCCACGCCTGCTCGTCGATGACGCGTTTAAAACCGTTTACCAGCACCGGCGTTTCGGGGTACAGATCGGCGCGTCCCAGGGCAAGCTGGATGGAAAACTCTACGGTTCCCCGCTGAAGCGCGCGCCACTTAGCCTCTGCGGCCCTGAGCGCCTGCTCTTCAGAGGCATAGACCGTGGTGAGCTCAAATACGTTTTCCGCCGATCCCACCAGCCTCTCTTGCGGCTTCTGCTCCTTGCCTCCTGTTTCCGCTACTGGTGCGACGGCATCCGGGTGCTGCAGTGCTTCTGTAGGCTGTCCCCCTGATTGACGCAAAATACTCAATTGAGTATTTTGTTGTTTGGGGTCGCGCGTTTGCAGCCATTTGGCCGTCACGCCGGAATAATTTTCACGGTCAGCGACGGAAAAAAGGTGCTTATCGCCATCCCCACGCTCAATCATCATTAAGGGAATCGGCGTGCCGCTGGCCGTCACGGCATGGCCCGCCTTCATAAAAATAACCTTCCCGGCTTTGATTGAAACAAAGGCGCCATTACGTTCGGCCAGTCGGGAGAGAAACGCAGCGTCGGTCTCCTGAGACTGATCGATATGAGAAATGGCAATCGATGAAAGACCTGCCGAAACGCTGGCAGTTAACTGGTTACGCTGAGCAATAGTGTTGACTATCGCGCCGATCGTCGTGTCATGCCACGACTGTTCGCGCCGCACGTTTAGCTTTCCACGAAAATCTGCGCTGAATCCCCGGATGGTCAGCGTGTCCGGCGCGCCCCGGAATTGAATCGCATCAATCGTAAAGTCCCCTTTCTCCTCGAGCGGGGTTCCCTCCCATCCCAGCCATAAGGAGAGCCTTGCCCCCCGGGCCGGCAAGTCTAGTAGCCCGTCGGAATCATCCAGTTGAATATCCAGCTGATCGGCTTCCAGCCCACGTTTGTCGATCATGCTCAGACTGATAAGACGGTGGCTGAAATTCTGTGTGACATCGCGATCGTCAAGCTTAAGCATAAAATCAGGGGCGATTTTCCCACCCGCCCGGATATTCATTTCGGTGATCATCCCACCAGCCCTCCAATGCTATTACGTGCGCTCGTCACCAGCTCTTCGGCCTGGGTTCTCAGATCGCCAAACATCGTCACCAGCGATTCGTCCACGCGTTTCAGTTCCAGCGTAAAATTAATTTTTCGGGCGGTACCGTCACTGTAAAAATCCGAATGCGTATGCGTGACTTTTTCAATGATAAACATGCCGTGAATGATGCCGGTACCGTCTATCAACGGCCATGCCCGCCCCTCATTCGCCATCAGCTCAACCGCCTTGAGGGAAAGCCGCCCTCCCGTGAGCTCAGGGTAAAGCAGTCCGGAGAGGGTAAAAGATGTCTCGCCTTCGCCAAGGTACTGCCAGGCTTTAGGTTTCCCGATCCGATCGTTGGACGCCCAGCGGTAATCCTTTGTAAACTGCATTGTCTGATAGGGTAAGGTTCGTCGTTCAAAGACAAACAGACCCAGCACCATTAACATTTTATCTCTCCTCAACCATACATTAAGCTGGATTGCTGCCGTCTCGCTTTATCCTGTTCAATGCTATCTATTGTCTCCCGGATTTGACGCGTCAGATCCGTTGCGGAGGCCGTGCCCCCCTGCAGCGTGATGTGATATTCGCTTTTACTCTGATCGACGTAAGAGCGTCCTCCCGGCACGAGGGTTGGCTGATACCCCTGGCCGACGCCAGAGATCCCCGCCACCGGAATGGACGAACTGCCCGCAGGAGAGGATGTCGCGTCTGCTTTTGCCGCCGCGGCATCGAGATTACCCGACTCGTTTTTGATAAGACCGAGTTTCTCCAGCAGCCAGCTGGCCTTGCCGCTCAGGCTGTTAAAGAGATTAAGCGGTGCCATTAACGCATCACCCAGCGCCTGTCCAAAAATCACGCCAGCGTTTTTACAGCCATCCAGCGTTTCCTGCGTCGCCTTGATCGGCGTAATCAAGTCGGTGAACCATTGCCAGATACCGCCCAGCTTCTCCGAGATAGCGTCAAATACCGCCATCACCGGTGAGAACAGCGCACCCAGCGGTGCGAAAGCCGTTGAAAGCCCTTCCATCACCCCACCAAAGAAGGCGCTGATGGGCTCCCAGTATTTGAAAATCAGCAAAGCACCGGCGGCAATCGCCGCGCCAAGGGCTATCACCGGCCAGCTAAGGGCGCCCAGCACCGTCATGACGGCACCGCCCACCACGCTGAATACCGTTCCTAACATCCCGGCCGCGGTAATAACCATATTGATGCCCGTCAAAACCGGACCAATAACCGTGCCTACGCCACCCAGTACCCCAACAAACGCCTGCGCGCCGACAACAATGCTGGCAAGGGTCTGCGTCAGCTCAGGGTTGGCATTTACCCACAGGGAGGCCGTGCCAAGCCAGCCGGTTGCGGTTGTTATCAGGTTGCGCAAAGCGCCATCTGCTTTATCAAATACGTCAATCTTCAACCCGCTCCACGCGGCCTGGAATTTGCTGATATCGCCGTCAAGATTGTCGGTCTGCACGGTAGCCACGAGCGCGGCACTGCCCGTTGCCCCCTGCAGCTGCTGGCGTTTTTTATCAAGCGCGCCGTTACCCGCGGCTGAACGCAGTGCATCCGGAGCCTGTGGCTGTCGCAGCATCGCGCTGAGCGCGTCCCCGGCGGCGGCACCGTTCATTCCCTTTTCCGTCAGAACGCCAAGCTGCGCGATTGTCTCTTCAAGACCCATATCGGTCGCATCCGCAGCGGGCGCAGCGGAGGTGACGGCCGCCGCCATCTCAACGAGACTGGTGTTCGAAGAGGTAAACCCGCGGGTAAGTAAATCTGCGATGCGTCCCGCATCCGTATCGGCCAGGTTATAGGCGGCCTGCGTGCTGCTGAGAATATCGGCCGCTTTAGCCGCGTCGACATTCCCCGCCAGGCTGAGGTTAACCGTGGGTACAGTGGCAGCAATAACCCCATCGGCGTCGTAGCCTGAACGAGCCAGTTCGGTTTGTGCTCGGACGACCGTATCTGCGGGTACTCCGGTCCTGGCACTGACCTCCCGCGCCTGCTGGCGAATGGCCTCAAGCCGGGCGTCGCCCTTCTCCAGACCAAGGCTTGCCTGAATAGTCGACATCTGTTTTTCAAAACTGATGCCAGGCGCCATAAACCGGGACGTCTGATCAAAGCCCGCTTTGGCCATGCCCACGCCCGCATTAGCCAGCTGATGCACCCGCGCGGCAGCGCGTTTGCCTGACTCGTAGCGATTCTGAACGGTACTCAGCTGCGCCTGCTGCTGATTGACGCGGGCCAGCGCATCCCGCTGTCGGTTAAGCTGCTGCGTTTTTTCGCCGATCTGACTTTTTAAACGACGCTCATCCGACGAAAGCGTTCGCGTGTTGATTCCCGCCTGAGCGAGTTCAGTCCGCTGACGCTGTACCGAGTAACGTAAGCTGTTGTACTCAAGCTTGAGGTTGGCTGCCGATTTTCGGGCTGCGGACAGCGCATCAGCCTGTGCCTGAGTAGGGTTTTGTGTGTTTTTAAACTGCAACGCCAGCGCCGCCGCCTGCTGTTTCGCCTGAGCAAGCGACTGCTCCGTCGTGGCGAGCTGGGCATTTGCTTTTCTGAAGCCGTTAATGCGCCCCGCCTGCTCGTCGAGCGCCCCCAGCGCCGTCTGCGAATCATGGATATCGCTCGCGAGAGTCTGGCTGGCGTTGTGAAGAGCGTTAAGCGGTCGGCTTGCACGATCAACTGCCTTAAGCAGCTCCTGAAGACTGACATTATTACTCATGGTGGTTTCCGCTTCGCTGCAGCGCTTTTTCGCGCCATAAGAGGAGTTCGGTCACGCTAAGGGAGTACAGTTCTGACGGCGGCCAG